ACCCGGTTCGGGTGGTAGTGGAGGTGGTTCGTATAATTGCTGTGGCGCTGGTCACGGAGGTGGTGCAGGGGGCGGGGGTGGTGCCAGTACTAATTCTGGTTGCTGCGGCCCTAGCTGGTGCAACGGAGCAAGCGGGGGTTCGTCAAATGGTGGAGGAGGAAGCAACTGTGGTAATGGCGGCGGTGGTGGTGGCGGTTGGGGGGCATCGGGCGGTCGTAATTATTTTGCGAGCGGTTACGGAGGAGGTAAAGCTGTTAATTTGAATGGTAAAACAATTACTTGGACTAGCGGTAATACCAGCAGAGTATATGGAGCAGTATCGTGATATATAGAATATTTGATTTAATTGAAAGCACTCAAACTTGGGTCTGTCCAGATCAGTCTAGCATTGAAACAGGCGAAAATTTAGGCTATGAAGGTAATTTTATTATCGGCGCGCAATCCGATGCAGATAGTATTTTAAAAACAAATCAAGATGCTTGGCTAATTGCTTGTGCAGATCGTTTTTCAGTTTGTAAAAATATTGATCCTGATCCTATTCAAACAACTTGGATAGTATGTGACTTAAATACAGAATCAAATAATACAACTCTAGATTACAATATATTTGATACCATTAATGGGCAGTATAATTTAGCCACTGGCTTAGATAATGCAAAAGAGTTATATGCTCAGACACAACAAAATTTTCTTACTTTCTCAGGACTAGATACTTATAAAAGCTCAGATACTTGGAACTTTTTACCAAAACCAGTTAAAACAACAGGAACTCAAACATTATGACCTATGAATCAACAGTAGAAAGAGTTCAACCCACACATTCATTTAGCTATGATGGTGCGTCTTTAAATATATTTCATGCAAACAAAGGGCAGGGGCTTCCTAAACACGAACATACCTTTGCTCATGCAACTATGTGTCATGCAGGGTCTTGTTGGATTCGTAAAGAAGGAAAAGAAGTTTTAATTACTAAAGACACACAACCTATTAATTTAGTAGCTAATGAATGGCATGAAATAGAAGCTGCTGAAGATGGTACAGTTTTTTGTAATCTGTTTGCCGAAGGTAAGTATTAAGTGGAAAAAAATAATTATTTGGAAAAAGTATATGTTCCAAATGAAGCTGAACTTAGCTTACTTAAAAGCATTTTAGCTGATAATATTCCTTGGTATTATTCCAAAAAAACCCTTGGAAATTTTGCTTTTAATACGCATTCACTTATAACAAGATCTAAAGATAATATTATAAAAGAAGGTACTGTTGTTTCAACTTTGGCAGATTCTTTTAAACAGTTATTTTTTCGATTTTGTGAGCAAAATAACATTAAAGCAAGAGTAATATATAGAATGGCTTTAAATAACACTACTTATCACGAAGAAAAACACGGCCCTATTCATGTAGATCACCAATTTCCACATAAGAATTTTATTATGTATTTGAATGAGTTTACTCAGGGGCATACATATATAATGGATGATAAAGAAAATGTTGTATTTGAATCAAAACCGGAGTTATATAAGTGCTTAGTATTTAACGGACAGAAACACACACATGGGTTTTGTTCCACCCATGAAAGACGCATTGTTTTAGTAGTAACTTTTAATTAAACAACAACAACAACCAAAAATACTTCAACAGCAGTAATTAACGAAAAGTAAATGTTAAATTTAGTGTTTTTTTAGCTACAATATGTAAAATTGCTTGGTGATGCAAGCAGACCAAATAAGGAAAAGTTATGACTGTTCAGCTTTTTGCCAATAATGCGAAAACAACGCTGGCATCACCAATTAATGCTACCCAGACTACCATTACAGTAGCACCGGGTACTGGCACACTTTTTCCTAGCCCAAGTTCTGGTCAAGCATTTAAAATTACTTTAGTTAGTGCCGCTTCAGCAACAGTTTATGAGATTTGCCTTTGTACAGCTAGAACTGGCGATACGCTTACGGTTGTCAGAGCGCAAGAAGGCACTTCAGGTACGCCATTTCTGCTAAATGATATCGTTGGTAACTACGATACAGCGGGTACGATGGTTGATTTAGTGCAGTCTGAACAACTTCAAAATCAGTATTACCAGTATGCTGTGGCTACTGGGTCTGCTAATGGACTTACCGCTTCCCTACCTTCTAATCTGACCGTTGTAAACGATGGTTTTTTCTTAAACTTAAAGTCAGCTTTCGCCAATACTGGCGCGGTTACTTTAAATTTAACTTTAGGCTCAACAGCGACAGGCGTTATACCCGTTGTCAAAGGCAATAACCAGCCTTTAATCGCAGGAGATATCCCCGGCGCAGGCTACCCTTTATCGCTCACTTATAGCTCTACTTTTGGCGCGTGGGTTTTAACTGACGCTTCAGTAGTGCTTACGCCGTACGCTTTAATTAACAGCCAGACATTTACAGGTACGCCAAGAGTACCAACAGCGCCGTTTAACGATAACAGCACTATTATTGCCAGCACTTCGTGGGTTCAAGGACAATTAGCTAACTATGCCCCAATTTTTAACCCGGGGTTAACTGGCATCCCAACTGCGCCAACAGCCGCATTAAATACAAATACTACTCAAATTGCCACTACAGCTTTTGTTAAAAGACAAATATCTACACCATCTGTAGTGTTTAGAGGTTATATATCTTATAACTCTACTACTACATTTACTCTTGATCCTACTAGATTTACTATGTTTTTTGTAAACGAAGGAAATGGTGCAGGGGGCAATACTGGCTTATATCTAGGAGTTCAATATGGAATTAATAGCATTGGTGAAAATAACTATCAATTTTTTAATTCAGGCGTAGACTATCAAGTTACTTTTGCAGGCGCTTTAATGGATACCTATCCATCAGGAAATAGCCAATTATTAATTCAACCTTATGGTAACTATATTGGTGGGTATGGTGCGCCAACTTCTGCTTGGTGTACTGTTATTCAATTTTAAAAGGATTTTAATTATGACCTACAACTATGGTAGCCCAATCAACGGCGTTCTTGTTGAAGCAACAGCAGTTCAATCTGTACCTAACTTAGTCTATCCAGCGACAATTGTGTTTAACTCCACAACTACGCCGACTATTCAGTTTTCCTTAGATGGCATTAACTTCTACCCTGCTGTCACTCCTACAGGATCTATGACAGGGCAAGTCTACTACGTACTAAATTTCCCTGTTGCATCCCTTAAATTTACTGGCGCAGCAAACGACACCTATAGCATCCTTTAATAGTGCTGATTAAGGAAAATTATGACCATACTATTATTTGCTAACCAAGCACAAACAACTCTTGCCGCTCCAATCGCAAGTACAGATACTACTTTAACTGTTGCAAGTGGCACTGGTCAATATTTTCCTCAACCGGTAGGCGATGAAATATTTAAAGTTACTTTAATTAATTCAACTAATAATTTAGTTACCGAAATATGTGATTGCACAGCAAGAGATGGCGATGTTTTAACAGTTCAAAGGGGTCAAGAAGGAACTGTTGCTCAAGCTTGGAAATTTAGTGATTTTGTAACCAATTTAGTTACTGCTGGAACTTTACAATCTTTTAGCCAAGTATCGGGCTGGAGCGGTCAATCTGGCTATAGCGGATTTTCAGGAGTTAGCGGTTTTTCTGGTTTCTCTGGCTACAGTGGTATCCCCGGCGCGGCGGCTTCTTCAGGCTTTAGCGGGTATTCAGGTGTGTCTGGATACTCTGGCTATAGTGGCTCTGGTATCTCTGGCTATAGTGGCTCTGGTATCTCTGGCTATAGCGGAATTAGCGGTTATTCAGGCTATTCTAGCTTTTCCGGTATTAGCGGCTATAGCGGTTTCTCAGGCAACTCTGGCATTAGCGGATTTAGTGGCGAATCAGGGTTTAGCGGTATTTCTGGTTATAGCGGCTTCTCTGGGGAGTCTGGTTACTCTGGATTTTCAGGTATATCAGGCTATTCAGGCTTTTCTGGTGAGTCAGGTTTCTCAGGTATCTCTGGTTACTCTGGCTTTTCTGGAGAATCAGGCTATAGCGGGACTAGCGGCGAATCAGGGTTCAGCGGTATCTCTGGCTACAGCGGTATCTCTGGCTTCTCAGGAGATAGCGGAATTTCTGGCTATAGTGGCTTCTCTGGTGATAGCGGTATCTCGGGCTACAGTGGTTCAGGCATTTCTGGCTACAGCGGCTTTAGCGGTGAATCAGGATTTAGCGGGATTTCAGGCTACAGCGGTATCTCGGGCTACAGTGGAATCTCTGGCTTTAGCGGGTATTCTGGCTATAGCGGCATTAGCGGCTTTTCAGGCGCGAGTGGAGTATCAAGCACCTATTTTGACTACCAAGCTAATACCACGTCGTTTAGCGGCGATCCTACGGCTAATAAGATACTTTGGAATAACATCGTTCAGATTAGTGCGACTCAGCTTAACGTAAGCACGACTGCGGATAATGGCGTAAACATCAGCGTATTTTTGAAGCTTCTTCAAGTTACTGAGCAAGTTTTAGTTCAAGATTCTTCAAATAGCGGAAACTATCAAATTTGGTCGATTACTGGAACACCGGTAAATGACGGGTCTTACTATAATTTCCCGGTTAGCTTAGTTAGCTCTGCTGGTACAGGTACTACTGGATTCACAAGCAATCAAGATATTATTTTTGCTGTGTCTAATGGCATAAGCGGATTTAGCGGAACGTCTGGCTATTCAGGCTACTCTGGCTATTCAGGCACATCAGGATTTTCGGGGATTTCTGGGTTTTCTGGATATTCAGGCTTTTCTGGATATTCAGGAATTTCAGGCTATTCTAGCTTTTCAGGCATCAGCGGTTACAGCGGATTTTCTGGCATCAGCGGATTCTCTGGTATTAGTGGCTATTCTGGTTCTGGTGTAAGCGGTTATAGCGGATTCTCTGGTATCAGCGGTTACAGTGGGGTCTCTGGCATCAGCGGTTTCTCAGGCTACTCCAGTTTTTCCGGCTACTCTGGTATTTCTGGCTTTAGTGGCTATTCTGGTTCTGGCGTAAGCGGATTCTCTGGCATCAGCGGCTATTCTGGATATTCTGGCATCAGTGGATTTTCAGGTTATTCTGGATACTCAGGAATAAACGGGGCTGCGGGTACTTCAGGATATAGCGGTATTTCTGGCTATTCTGGCTTTGCGAGCACCACAGGTAGCTACCAAATTGGTTCCCTTGGCGTAGGTACTGCCGCTTCTGGTATTGCCGGTGAGATACGCGCAACCAATAACGTCACTGCGTACTATTCATCTGATCGTCAGTTCAAAGAGAACATCCAAGACATTCAAGGTGCTTTAGAAGCGGTAGATACAATTGGCGGTAAGTTGTTTGACTGGACAGATGCGTATATGCAAGCGCATGGCGGCGAAGACGGATACTTTGTTCAAAAGCACGACTTTGGGGTGATTGCACAAGATGTACAATCTGTGTTCCCGTTAGCTGTTAGAACACGGCCAGATGGTTCGCTGGCAGTAGACTATGAAAAGCTGGTAGCATTGGCTTTTGCGGCGATTAAACAACTTAAAGGACAGTTAGATGAAATACAGCGTGGTGATACCGACGTATAACAATTGCGAAAAGTATCTTAAGCCCTGCATAGATTCGATAATCAAGCACACAGAAATGACCGACGTAGAGTTGGTCATTTCTGCTAATGGATGCACCGATAACACGGCGCAATATCTAGCCTATTTGCAGACCGCAATACCAAACATAGTGGTTGTTTGGCATGAGAAGCCGCTGGGCTTTGCCAAAGCCACCAACGACGGCATACAAGCGGCCTCTAGCGATAAGATTGTGCTACTGAACAACGATACCCTTATCCTTGGTGACGATTGGCTACAGCGGCTAGATTGTGGCGCGTCGTCCATTACCACTGTTCTTACCCAATTCTCTCCAATCACAAAGCAAAAATTTGGCATTTTCTTTTGCACCATGATTCATAAAAAAGTGTTTGATGCCATCGGGCTTTTAGATGAAACTTTTGGGACGGGTGGGTGCGAAGATATTGACTTTTGCCGCAGGGCGAGCGAAGCCGGTTTTATCCTTGTAGACGTAGGGCATAACGGTGGCTTTCCGATCTACCACGTAGCTGAGGGCACTGTGCATAATCCCGAGCTAGTTCAGAATTGGAAGGCTAAATTCAAAGCCAATGAGCTGATCTTAGCTAAAAAATGGAATCCTGAATATTACCGCTATTTGTTGTCGAATAACTACGAACGCGCGGTGTTCCTAAAGGGCGACTCAGTGCTCCCTAGAGAAACACGGCGGTATAAATGGGCGGTGGATAACCTATATGGGGCAAACTTCCTTGAGGTCGGGTGTTCTACTGGATATGGTTTTCAATTCTTTAAGCCAAAAGCCGCGCTATACACAGGGATCGACTACGATCCGTTAATTGTCGAAGTAGCAAAAGAACAAGATTGGGGTAAGTACGCCCAGTTTGAACAGGCGAATATCAACACTTTTGATTTCCCGTTTCGCTATGACACCATCATTGCTTTTGAAGTAATTGAGCACTTAGATAACGGCCTTGAGATTGTGGAAAAGCTAAAAGCTAACTGCAAACGGCTGTTGATTACCGTACCTCATAACGAGCCTAAAGGATTTTGGGGTGAACACCATAAGTTGCATGGTTTAACTGAAAAAGATTTTCCCAATTTTCAGTTTTCCTATATCAATCATGCAGGAGAAATATCAAATGTAATGCAGCCCATTACACCTGAAAACCCAAGTAATTTAATGATCTGTAGGTGGGACAATGAGTAAAATTTTATGCTCAATAGCTACCAGAGGTAGATACCATACGACTTTACCGCTTGTTTTACAGGCGGTTATTAATCAGACTTGGCTACCTAATAAGGTTGTTATCTTTGACGATAACGATGAGCCTTTAGATATGCGTAAAGAGTTCATTTATCAGAACCTTTTTAAGCAAATGCAAATTAAAGGCATTGAATGGGAATGGCTATTCGCTGAAAAGAAAGGCCAACACCACATTCATCAAAAAGCCAATACGATGGGCTTTGAATGGGTCTGGCGTGTGGATGATGATTGCGTTCCTGAAGCAACAGTGCTTCAAAGTCTGTATGTTCACGCTACTCAATTCCCCAATGTAGGTGCTGTAGGTGGATCTATCATTACTGGACAGCCTATTGATGCTTCACAATCTACAGGACTAATCAAAAATATTGATTCTGAACCCAATATTCAATGGAATTTTATTGAAGGAATTAGAGAAGTAGAACACTTGCATTGTTCTTTTTTATATAGGGCTGGA